GTAGCGCAGCCACCAACACCGGCAGCTGTAGCGCAGCCACCAACACCGGCGACTGTAGCGCAGCCACCAACACCGGCGACCGTAGCGCAGCCACCAACACCGGCAGCTGTAGCGCAGCCACCAACACCGGCGACTGTAGCGCAGCCACCAACACCGGCTACCGTAGCGCAGCCACCGTTGATGGAAAGGAGTCTATTGCAATCGTCACCGGGTTCGATAGTAAAGCATCCGGCACCATTGGATGCTGGCTCGTCCTAACCGAGAGGGGTAGCTGGAACGGTGATACTTACCACATTAAAGAGGTGCGAGCGGTAAAGGTAGATGGTGAAATTATAAAACCCGGGGTATTTTACAAACTGGAAAATGGGGAGGTTGTGGAAGCATGAACCCATACAATATCCCGGATAGGCCAATCCCGAGCTGTGTGGATAACTACGATGATAAGCCGCACATCTGCCCGGAGTGCGGCTGCGAGATCAACGAGACCATTTACATTAAGGACGGAATGGTCATTGGCTGCGAAAACTGTGTTAAGCGGTTTGACGCCAGCGATGCGGATGCTGACAGGTACTTTGATGAAGAACCAGACAGATATTAAGGAGGAGCTATGGAGAACTACTTTCGAGAATTGAACAGCATCAACTGCTCTGACAAGACAGAGAAGAAGAATGGCCTTACATACCTTTCTTGGGCATGGGCCTGGGGAGAAATCAAGAAGCTGCACCCGGATGCCACCTATACCATCTACGAGGATGCTAACGGCCTGTTTTACCACACAGACGGTAAGACCTGCTGGGTTAAGACTGGCGTAACCGTCAACGGCATTGAGCACATCGAGTATCTGCCGGTCATGGATAACCGCAACCGCTCAATCCCGGCCAGTGATGTTACCTCATTCGATGCCAATAAGGCAATCCAGCGTTCCCTTACAAAAGCCTGTGCCCGTCATGGCCTTGGCCTGTATATCTACGCTGGCGAGGACTTACCGGAGGGTGCAGAAAGAGAACCAGAGCCTACCGAGTATTGCATCGACTGCGGGCAGCAGATCACCGGTATCAACAAGCGCAACGGGGAGTATTGGCCTGTAAGCGAGATCGCCGCCTACAGCGTCCAGCGGTTCGGCCGCAAGCTGTGCCCGAACTGCCAGAAGAAAGCCTTTGCCGCCGAAAAGGAGGCCGAGAAGAATGAAAACAAGGCTCCGGTTTGATTCTGCCGACTGGACAAGAGACCGGAACGGCTACGGCATCACCCTGTATACCAAAGATGCCGCAGCCGCCCAGGCTTTCCTTGATGAAATGAAGCCCGGCAAGATGTACGCCGCCGAACTAAAGGAGCACCACGAGCGCAGGAGCCTTTCGGCCAACTCGTACCTGTGGGCACTCCTTGATGATCTGGCCTTTACCCTCTCCACCCAGGCGGCCCCGCTGACTAAGGAGGAGCTGTACCGGAAGTACATTAAGGAGGTCGGCATCTGGAAGGATGTGCACAATATCGAGCCGGAAGCCGCCAAGACCGTCCGGACAGCGTGGGAAATGCTCGGTACTGGCTGGGTAACGGAACAGGTAGACTACGAGCCAGACGGTGACCATCTGGTGATCCGCCTATACTACGGCAGCAGCACCTACAACACCAAACAGATGTCCCGTCTGCTGGATGCCGTCATCGCAGACTGCAAAGAGCAAGGGATAGATGTTGCCACACCGGCCGAGTTGGCCTTGCTAAAGGAGGAATGGGGCAAATGAAAAACGAATGGGGCGCAGAGCTTGACCGAAACGGATACGCTCCGAGCATCGTACAGGCCGACACATCCAAGTGCTTTTTGTGCCAGCGCTCCGGCGTTAAGCTCGACCGGCACGAAATCTTCGGCAACGCCATGCGGAGCAAAAGCAAGCGCATGGGCCTTTGGGTGTCCCTGTGCCATACGCCATGCCACCTGACACACGCACACGGCTGTGCCGAGGTGATGGATTGGCTGCACCGGCTGGGCGAGCAAGCCTGTATCGACAACTACGATTTCACGATCCCGATGTTCCGGGAGGAATTCTACACGAACTATTTGGAGGAAACAGAATGCTGAACAAAGCGATCCTTAATGGGCGGCTGACCAAGGCTCCCGAACTGAAACAGACCCAGAACGGCAAGAGCGTGTGCAGCTTTACCATTGCGGTAGACCGCAACCGTGACCGAGAAAAGACTGACTTCGTACCCATCGTAGCATGGGGCAAAACTGCCGAATTCGTAAACCAGTGGTTCGGCAAGGGCGACCTCATTACCATTGTGGGGCGCATCGAAGTTCGCAACTACGAGGACAAGAACGGCAATAAGCGCACCGCCACCGAGGTTATCGCAGAGGAAGCTCTTTTCGGCGGCAGCAAATCTACCGGCAAGGCAGAGGAAAAGCCCGCAGAGAGCGAGCAGGGCGGATTTGAAGAAGTCGAGGGCGAGAACGATCTCCCTTTTAATTAAGGGTTACGCTTCCCATTAAAAAGCGACAGGAGGACAACCCATGAAGTACCTTAAAGTCTTTACAGACTTTGCAGATGCCATGGAGGAACTCGGAGATGCGGAGAGAGGGCGGCTGTTCACGGCTATGCTGAAATATGCAGAGACGGGCGCAGCCCCCGATTTCCGGGGAAACGAGCGTTTTATATGGCCGGTAGCAAAGTTGCAAATAGACCGGATGGCTGCTGAATGCGAAGGAAGAGCCAAAACAAGCAGGGAAAACGGTTCCAAGGGCGGCAGGCCGAAGAAAACCCAAGGTAACCCAAAAAACCCAGCGGGTTTTTCGAAAACCCAGAAAAGCCAAGACAAAGACAAAGACAAAGACAAAGACAAAGAAAATATTCCCTCCGGGAATAATACCCCCCCTCCCCCCCCAAGGGGGCGTGTGGATGTCCCGGAAGCCTTGATGGAGAACTGGAACGGCTTTTGTGAGATGCGCAAGAAAATCAAAAAGCCCCTCACTGATCGGGCCGCAAAGATGATCCTGAATGAGCTGGAACGGCTGGCACCGGGGGACAACCACACAAAGGGACTTATTCTCGATCAGAGCGTTAAGCGCTGCTGGCAGGATGTTTACCCGTTGAAAGGCGACAAGTCTGCTGGTGGGACAGACAATGTATTTTTGCAGATGCTGCAGGAGGAGGGACAACATGAACCGTACTGAAACACTGGCTGTTATGTCCATCCTCAAGGCCGCTTATCCAGCGTACTACCGGGACATGAAGCGGCAGGATGCGGAAGCGGTGGTAAACCTGTGGGCGGAGATGCTGGCAGACTACCCGGCTAACCTTGTGACAGCAGCGGTTAAGTCCCACATTGCCAGTGATCGCAAGGGGTTCCCTCCACACATTGGGGCTATCATAGCCGCTATTGGTGAGATCAGCAGACCGGCGGAACTCTCCGAGGGGGAAGCATGGGCGCTGATTGCAAAGGCCCTGCGGAACAGCGGCTACAACAGCGAGAAAGAGTTTGCAGCCCTGCCGGAGAACCTACAACAGTTGGTAGGACACCCCTCCCAGCTGCGGGAATGGGCCAGCATGGACACCGGGACAGTGCAGAGCGTGGTGCAGTCCAACTTTATGCGCAGCTACCGGGCAAGGCAGGAGAGCGAGCGCAAAATGCAAGCCCTGCCTGCGGATATCCGGGCGAAGCTGGCCGGTATGGCAGAGGTAAAGCAGCTGCCCAGCTATGACCTGGCGCTGGCGGAGCGGATGATGGAGGAGAATGCGTGAAAATAACAATTCCAGAAATCCCCCCATCGCTGAACAAATACGCTGGTCGTGCGAACGCCTGGGACTACCGGGCAGAAAAGCAGCGCTGGCTGCAGCTGTTTGTTGCATACTGCCCCAAGTGCAAACCAATGGGCAAGGCGGTGGTGACCATCACCTACTACTTTCCCACCCGGCACCGTCATGACCCGGATAACTACAACGGCAAGATGCTGATGGACGGGCTGGTACACCGGGGAGTAATCGCCGATGATAGCTTTGACCATGTAGAGCTGCGGCTGCGTGGGGCATATGACCCCAAAAACCCAAGAACAGAAATTGACATAGAGGAGGTAACGGATGAAAGTACTTGAATTGTTTGCTGGAACACGGAGTATAGGGAAAGCGTTTGAAAACAGAGGGCATCAAGTGTTTTCTGTGGAATGGGATAAGAATTTTGAAAACATCGATCTTTATGCAGATATCTTAACAGTCACGACGGATGAAATTCTGAATCGTTTTGGACGCCCGGATGTGATTTGGGCAAGTCCGGACTGTTCCACATTCAGCATTGCCGCTATAAGCCATCACCGGAGAAAAAATCCTGTAACAGGAAACCTTGACCCTGTCAGTGACTATGCAAAATTTTGCGATATGGTAGATCAGCATGTATTACAACTAATCAAGGACCTTAATCCAAGGTTTTGGTTCATCGAAAATCCAAGGGGCGGGATGCGGAAGATGTCATGGATGCAAGGACTGCACAGGTACACGGTGACATATTGCCAGTATGGTGACACCAGGATGAAGCCTACTGACATCTGGACAAACCATCCTGATCCCAAGTTCAAACCGATGTGCAAGAATGGGGATCCCTGTCATGAAAAGGCACCAAGGGGCAGCAAAACTGGCACACAGGGGCTAAAGGGTAGCAAGGAAAGAAGCGTTATTCCGGCAGCACTGTGCCAGCACATAGTGGATATTTGCGAAGAAGGACTATCAAAGGAGGTACCCTGATGGGGCAGAAGGATGTAGAGCGGGAGAAGCCGCTTTTTGAGGGACAAAGTGCCGAGGAATTTATCAAGCGCTGGAACGCTATCACCAAAGCCATAAAAATGCGCGCAGAGATGCCCGAGCAGGAAAAGGTGGTGAGTTATGATGTCATACGATAAAGCGTCTCCTAACGCCAAAATCGGCTGTTCTAATTCAAACGACCCGGAGTTCCTGGAGAAGCTGGTGCGGGAGGGCAAGACCAACAGGGAGATTTCCTTAATTCTCGATCTTGATTACGGCTATGTGGCACAAATCTTGTCTCGCTATGGAATCAAGAGAGACCCAAACCGGCCCTGCAAGAGATGCGGAGGGCCGATAGGAAGCACCAACCCACGGCAGTTGTATTGCAAGGAGTGTCAAAAGGCCATGGACAGCATCCGGGCCCGCAAAAGCAGTATGAAAAAAGCTGAGCCAAAGAAATGCGAATACTGCGGGAAGGAATATTTCGGCCAGCCGGGACAAAAGTACTGCTCCAAGCAATGCTACAAGGACGCGGCGGCATCCGGTAAGTATAAGCGCCCCAAGAATTGGATAAAGCGCCGGGATGGGAAAATCGACATCGAGATAAGGGTTTGCGGCAAAACAACAGAGCGCCGGGAGAGCGTGGACTACTACGAGGCCCGGGAGATTTGGCACCGTGGCTGGATAGGTCAGGGCTATGCCGCCTTAGTAACGGTAGATGGCCACAGGTTGGAGACCCTGCCGCAAATAAAGACATTCTTCGGATTTAGGAGGGATTCGCTATGAGGAACTGGATGGCAGCGGCAGTTACGATAATCTTAGTTGCTACCTGCATAATGGTTCTATCGGCTATTTCGGCAGAAAGGTGGAACCATGTGGATGAAATGGCCCAGGCGGAGATGACCGCAGAGGAACAGGAACGCCGGGAGCAGGCAGCCTATTACAAGGGTTGGCAGGACTGCAAGCAATATTATCTTGAGAATTTTGGAGGGTGAGCCAATGACCGTAAAGGACTACTACGAAGTAATCCGGGACATAGACCGGCTGGCTGCTGCCGTTGACGCAGAGGGTGCAGTCACCCTCGACCATGACGATGCGGAGCAGATATGGGCGCTGCTGCTGGACTACAAGGATTTGCTTATGGCACTGGAGGTGGGATGATGTGCAAGTGGATGGAAGATGAAGTCTGTGTAAACAGCGATTGCCCGGCGGTTGCAGATTTTTGCCCCGTAGTAAACCATCCGGGCGTGTGCCGGTACGAGGAAATGGACGAAAACAAAGGCGTGGTTAGAAACGACACTTTGTCGGTAAAGGAGGGATAACATGGATGCTGTGAAGTTTATTGAGGAACGCAATAGAATGTGCGAGAGTTTTGGTGATGGATGTACTGGGTGCCCAGCTTCTAATGCTTGCAAGAATGAGCTATGTTGCGCATTTGATCAAGGGTCAACGCTGGACGCTACGGATCAGGTTGCTATGGTCGAGAATTGGTCTGCTGCACACCCGCGCAAGACACGGCAGAGCGTGTTTCTTGAGCACTGGCCGGATGCGGATATTGACTGTTGTGGCGTGCTGACAATATGCCCCTCTCCAATTTCTACATCGCATAGGAACGCATATGGAGGATGTGCAAACATTGGCGTCAAATGTCCTGACTGCCGCCGCGAGTTTTGGATGCAGGAGGTAGAATAATGGAGGGAAAAGAATCGTTTGTGTTTGAATACACGATGCCATCGCTCGATTGGTACGAAATAATCAAGGTGGAAATCAACCCGGAGAAATTCTATTGCTTTGGGCTCGAATTGAGGTTCGGCAACGATTGGTGGCTTATTGGTATGAATCCGCCTGATTCAAATTCGTCTTTTGACAAATGGTCTGAAATATGCCTCGGAAGGCTTACCCGCAGAGACGCTGCAAGGTTTGCCGTATGGGCAGGCAGAAAGCTCATCAGAATCGGAGCCATAAGCAGAGCGCTTGACTTCGTAAAAGAAATAGAAACGCTGATAGCTTTAATTAAGGAGGTAGAATGATGGAAAATTTGTTGCAAAACATCGCCAGCGTGCTGTGGATTGTGTTAGGCGTGTGCTTTTTCTTTGGACTAAGGAAGTGGGACAAGAGGTTCAGCGAGTTGTATGACGAACTGAAACGGGAGGTAGAGTGATGGAACGACTGACATACCGGCTTAAAACGGGAGAAGTTCTTATGGCAACAGAATACGAAGAAAAGTACACAAAGGATGAGTGGATTGTCATGCTCCAATGCCGCCTTGCCGCCTACGAGGACACGGGACTGACGCCGGAGGAAATTAACGATTTGGCGAGTGTGCGGGAAATATCGCCGGAAGCAGAATACGCCATCAACAAGCACGCCGACAATATCATTGAGCGGCTTGACAAGCTGCTCCACCAGACGGACGACGATGCTCGCCTGCGCGAGCTGGCGGAAGCCGACAAGGACGGTCGGATGGTGGTGCTGCCATGTCAATCAGGAGAGCATGTATTTGCACTGCTTGATGGCCAAAAGCGTGTGCGGGAGTGTGAGGTCAAACACGCGGTTTTGGACGGTTGGCGAAAAATTTTCTATATTGTGCCAGTCGGCGGTCTGGGAGACGCGTATAGCGCGCCATTTGGGGCGTTTGGCAAGACCGTATTCCTGACCCGCGAGGAGGCGGAGAAAGCACTGGAGGCGATGAAGGATGGCTGAATTGAAACCGTGTCCGTTCTGTGGCGGTGAAGCAAAATGGAATGAAAAGAACAAAGCACCTCAGTGCTCGCGGTGCGAAGCGACAATTCCATCTGCTGGCGGTGTTTTTCGAAAATATTTTGATAAGCGTGGATACCGTCAATATATGGCTGAGCTTTGGAATAGGAGGGCTGACAATGGCTGAATGCATTGACAGGGGAACGGCGATTGCCAAGTTGACCGCCTTGGAAGTAACCGAACAAAACGCCACAATGGTAGATGCAAAACGAGTGCTGGCAGATATTCCTGCTGCCGATGTGGTGCCGGTGGTGCATGGTCGATGGATTCACGATGGGCGCAGGATTGAGGGCGGCATTGATTGGTGCCATTTAACTTTTGCGCGCGCACAAACTACTGTCCTAACTGCGGGGCGAAGATGGACGGAGGTGACAGCGATGAGACTGATTGATGCTGATGAAGCATTGAGACTGTTTGGCGAAGAATATGAGGAAACGAAAGAATTGATACACAACGGTGAAACTCATCTTGATAATCTTGCCGAGGGATTTACAGAAGCATGTCACATAATCAAGTATATTCTTCCAACCGTTGATGCAGTGCCGGTGGTCAGATGCAAAGACTGCAAGTACAGAGATGGCACACCGGGGCAGCCGAATATACTTTGTGCGCAGATGCACGAGGACGATTTCTGCTCCTACGGCGAAAGAAAGGAGGAGCCACATGATAGACTACAAAAAGACCTGTAAGTGGGAGCTTGGCAGGTATTACGAAAAGCTCATGGCCATCGACAGCCTGCAGGACGAGATCGATATGTTGACGGCCAGAATGGAGGGCATCAGGTCGCCCAAAATGGACGCCACACCTGTACAGGGCGGCAGCTCGACTGCCGAGGAACGCATCATAAACGCCATCTGCAATAGGGACAACCTAACCGTCAACCATGAGCTGGTTAAGTGGCAAGTGCGGCAGATGGACCGTGGCCTGTCTATCCTGACCGACCAGCAGCGCAGGATACTTGAGGTGGCCGTCATGCGGCGTGAGTACAATGCCATCGATAGATTATGTGACGAGCTGCACATCAGCAGGTCGGAGCTGTACCGCAGGATGGACGAGGCCATCAAGAGATACGCTATTTGCCGATACGGTGTGACCGAGCTGTAAAACTTGGGACAAATTCGGGACAAAATAACGCCTAACATAGTGTATACTAATATCGTGGTAAAACACAGACTTCCCTTGACATTCCTCCTGGTGGGGAGCCGGGCCCCTAATCCCGGCAATCTGCTCCCGTAGCTCAATGGTAGAGCGGCTGCCTTGTAAGCAGCGGGTTATAGGTTCAAGCCCTATCGGGTGCTCCACCTTCATGTTTTACCTCCTTTTTACGGGGCCGCCGATGCCCCGTTATCCCATCGGCCGAAGATACATGACCTTCGTAAAAAAGGTGCCGCGCTGGCAGACCGCAAGTTCGCAATAGCCTGCCTTACCAAAAGCAGTCAGAGAGTACCGAAAGGCGCTCTCTTTCTTTATGCCATAAAGGAGGGGATACCTATGGATTTAATAGTCCGCAAAATCCCGCAGAGCGACACCATCAAGGTATATCCGGTATCTGATGTGCATTTGGGCAGCATCCTACATGATAAAGAGGGCTGGCAAGCATTCTGCCGCCGGGTAGAGCGGGAGGACGCTTATCTCATCCTTGGCGGCGATCTCATCAACAACAATACCCGGAACGCGGTTGGAAGCCCCTTTGAGGATTATATCCGCCCGCGGGAGCAGAAAAAGATGATGGTGGAAATGCTAACGCCCATCAAGGATAAGATACTCTGCGCGGTATCCGGTAACCACGAAGCGAGGACAGCCAAGGACACCGACCAAGACATTATGGGCGATATCATGTGCAAGCTGGACATGGAGGACTACTACGCCGAGGATATAGCATTCCTCAAGCTGGAGATTGGGCGCAGGGTAACAAGAGATATCCCTATCACCAGCTATACGATGGCTGTTACCCATGGCTCCGGCGGCGGCATTTACACCGGTGCAACGGTCAACCGCAATGAGCGCTTCGGCTACACCATAGAGGGCATTGACGCTCTGATTGTTGGCCATACCCACAAAGGCACCATCAGTAAGCCCAAAAAGATCGTGGTGGACAGTAACAACAATGTTATCCGTACCAAGCAGCTGGTAGTGGTTAGCTGTACTGCATGGCAGCAGTACGGAGGCTACGCAGCCCGGAAGATGCTGCTGCCCAGCAGCGAGAGCGACCATGAGCAGCCGCAGACGCTCCTGCTGTGCGGGAACAAGACAGGCACTAAGCGGATAACCACGGTTTGGTAACAATAATTGGTGGCCCGGCATAGTAGACACCGGGAGGGATAGGGCGGGTAATGATAAAAGGAGGGCACATGGATTTACAAAAAGCAGATAGCAAAGAGTATTTGGAGTTTATAGATAAGTTTGCTCCAAAAACGACAACTGACGATTGTTTTACGCCTCCGTTGGTATATGATGCAGTAAGAGACTGGGTTTGCAAAGAGTACGGGGTGGACAAGGATAAGATCGTCCGCCCATTTTATCCGGGAGGAGATTATCAGAGCTTCGACTATTCAAACGGTGCGGTTGTTGTAGATAACCCGCCGTTTTCTATTTTATCAAAGATATGCACACATTATCTTGATGAGTGTATTCCATTCTTCCTGTTTGCTCCGGCGCTTACATGCTTATCCGGAAAAGAACTTGTAATGAATGTGTGCCATGTTATGACCGGCTCAACAATAACCTATGCAAATGGCGCAACAGTGGAAACAGCATATGTAACAAATCTTGACGATCCTGACCTCGTTGTAAGAACCGCGCCAGACCTATCGTCTGCTATAAAAATTGCCAATGAAACGCACCTCAAAGAAAAAAAGAGAGTTTTGCAAAAGAACAAATACCCGGATTATGTTTTGACGGCAGCGATGGCAAACTTATACGCAAGGCGTGGGGTAGACTACAAACTGCGAAAATGCGATTGTGTAAAAATATCAGCGTTAGACGAGCAGAAAGAAAAGAAAAAAACCATATTCGGTGGCGGTCTTTTACTTTCAGAACGAGCAGCAGCAGAACGAGCAGCAGCAGAACGAGCAGCAGCAGAACGAGCAGCAGCAGAACGAGCAGCAGCAGAACGATGGACACTATCGGATAGGGAATGGGAAATAGTTAGGAGCCTTGGCGATGGTTCCGTTTGATTACAATTCTCCAAAGTGGAGAAGAAAGCGCCTGCAAATATTAAGACGAGACGGATATATGTGCCAGAACTGCAAGAGGTACGGGAAGGCGGTACAGGCTACAACGGTGCATCATATCAAACACGCAGATGAGTACCCGGAGCTGGCTTACGAAGATAAAAATTTAGTAAGCTTGTGTGAGGGCTGCCATAACAAGCAGCACCCGGAAAAAGCAACAGCAGCAAGGGGCCGTTACTGATACCCCCCCCTATCCGTTGCGCCTTCCGCCTGTCTATGGGGAC